TGCAGATTGACAACGATTTGAAAATGGTTGATAATATCATCCGTGATTATTACGGAATCACGGCAAAACGGGAAAACAAAGAAGAAAGCAAAAACGAAAAGAAAGAAGGAAAAACGGAATGATTAATTACGGTGGCGAATTTGAAAGCAAAAAAGATGTGGCAGTTTCCAACCTTCCGGCTGGTGCGTATGTCGGGAAAATCCTTGGGGCAAAGGTTGAAACTCAGAATATTGGTGGGCGCGATATTGACAGATTGATTCTTCAGATGGATGTTACCGATGGCGAATATGCAAACCATTACCAGAAGATCTATGAAGCGGCTAAAGGCGGTCAGTTCCCGGCTAAATATAAGGGCGTTCTGCGGTTGAATATTCCCAAGGCGGGGGATCAGTATGAAGCGATGAACAAGCGGATTCTGCAGGGCGCGGCTTGGGCGTTGGAGCAATCGAACAAGGGTTACCATTGGGATTGGGACGAAAGCAAGCTAAAGGGCCTTTCCGTTGGTTTCTCTGTGCGTGAAGCTGATTATCTTATTGAAGATGCGGACGGAATCAGGACAGGAACAACGACCGAAATTGTTAGACTTGAAAGCGTTGAAGAAGTCAGGTCTGGAAACGTAAAGCCTATTAAACGGCGCGAATTGAAGGAAGAACAGAAAAGGAAGTTAGAAGAATATAACAAGAAAACGGCTCAAAATTTTACTGCGGTAGAAGTTGACGATGAACTGCCGTTCTAATTGATTCATGGCGGCGGCGGTGCAAAAGGTGCATTGCCGCCTCTTTCGGTTTGGAGGGGTGCGCTTGGTTATATTGGAGGATACCAGACAGCAGGAAGGAAAGCACAAAAACATTGAAAGTTATTTTTCCAAGGCGGGGATTGCGGTCGAAAGGTGCTGTTTATATGTAGGTGATTACGCGATAGCGAACGACCAGAGCCGCGCCGTGGATACCAAGCAAGATGTGCTTGAGATTGCCAAGGATATTATGTCTTCGGATCATGAGCGTTTTAAAAGAGAATGCCAACGGGCGAATGATGCAGGAATAAAACTCCTGATTTTGATTGAGGAAACACTTCCTGACGGAGGTTTGGCAAATTGGAAACCGCCCAAGGATGCAATGGGAAAAGCATTGTCAACGGTTAAAGGGGAATCATTGCGGAGGGCAATGCTTACAATGACCGTGAAATATGGTGTTCGGTTTCGGTTCTGTGATGCAAGGCAAACAGGGCGAATAATAGCGGAGTATCTCGCGGAAGGGGTTTTACCATGATGGACACGGCAACAGCAATTAAAGAAGCAGTTTCTTGCCGCCAGTTTGCGGATTTTATAGGGTTGTCGGTCAATCGGTCAGGGTTTGCGGCTTGTCCGTTTCACGGGGAGAAAACAGCAAGTTTGAAGATATATCCAGACGGGCGTGGTTGGTGTTGTTTCGGATGCCATAAGGGCGGGGATGTTATCAATTTCGCCAGTTTGTATTATGGTTTGAATTTCAAAGAAACGCTTCAGCGGTTAAACGATGATTTCCACCTTGGGATCATTTCAGAATCAACAGAAACGGCACAAAATAGCGTTCTAACGGCTGTTCAGATTGCGAAAAGGAAAGCGGAAAGGAAAAAGCAAGAGCGGCTAAAATACGCCGTTTCTGCGCGTTATTGGGCGGCTTTTGATAAATGGATTGACAACGAGCGGAAAATCACAGATAATGCTCCAAAGTCGTTTGGAGAGGATTTCTCCCCGGCGTTTTGTGCGGCGTTGAATCAGCGGGATATCCTCCGAGAACAGCTAATAGATTTGGAAATGGAGAGAACGAGAAAATGAGCCAAGATAAAACCGTCAGCCAAGAAGCAATTCAAGCGTTCAAAGAAGCTGTTTCATTTTTTGATTATTCGGATTTTGTAGAAGGAACCGAACCGTATGATTTGTTAGATGATTCAGCAGTTACGCCAGAAGCCAGACTCAGGTTTTCACAGATATTGGAAAAACGCGCCCAGCAATGCGGGGTTCCGATCCGCATGATTCGCGCCATTATGAAGGAACGAAACGCCGCGCAATATAAACCGCAACAGGCTACAGAAACAATCGGTGGTGTGTTTGATTTTGAAGGCCAGCCGATACAGTTGCAATCAGGGAAATATACACAGCAGAAAGACATGATCTGTATTGAGGATAAGTTCGGTCTTGAAATCGTTTGTCCTCACCCAATCATACCGACAAAAAGGTTTATCAACATAGACACAGGGACAGAATCATTAGAAATCAGTTTTAAACGTGAATATTGGAAATCAATCATTGTTGAACGTGGAAAGTTAGCGAGCGCAAGCACTATTGTCCAGTTGGCTGATCATGGTATAAGCGTAACGAGCGAAAGCTCCCGACAGTTGGTTAAATACATTGCATACATTGACGATCTCAACAGGGACATAATTCCGATTGAACAAATGAGTTCTCATCTTGGGTGGATTAATGAAACGGATTTTGTCCCGTACATTGACGGCGTGGAGTATGACGGACAAGGGCAGTTTTTGCAGATGTTCAAAACGATTCACGAAAAAGGCAAATATCAAAAATGGCTTGATACGGTTTTGCAGATCAGGGCGGCGGGATGCGTCCAAGCTCGTCTGGTAATGGCGGCAAGTTTTGCTTCTGTGTTGTTGGCAAAATTCGATGCTTTGCCGTTCTTTGTCCACCTCTGGTCGGCGCAATCGGGAACAGGTAAAACGGTTACAATGGAATTAGCCGCGAGCATCTGGGCAGACCCAAAGGTTGGCGCGTATTGCAGACCGTTGAAATCAACCACAGTCGGCCTTGAGCAATTAGCGGTTTTCACTTGCAACCTTCCGTTGTGTTTGGATGAATTGCAGACGATACAAAACCGAAGCGGGTTCGATGATATTATTTATTCATTGTGTGAAGGATCAGGAAAAACACGGGGAGCGAGAAACGGCGGTCTGCGGAGTTCGCCATCATGGAATAATGCTATCATTACAACGGGCGAAATGCCCATAATCGGATCAGGTAGCAAGGCGGGAGCAATGAACCGGGTGCTTGAAATTGAGTGCAAAGGCGCGCTGTTACCAAACGCCAAGAACATTCACAGAACGATTATTTCTAATTACGGGTACGCCGGGAAAGTTTTCATTGATGCGTTGGCAGATTCGGAAACGTTGGAGCAGATAGAACAGGAACAACAAGCTATTTTTGAAACGTTAGTTGAACGGGGAACGGACAAACAGGCTTTAAGTGCATCGGTTTTGTTGGCGGCAGATCACGCCGCAGAACGGATCATTTTCCATGATGGGGTTGTTTTGTCGGAATCTGATATAATGCCTTTTGTAAAGTCTGAAGATGATGTTGATTCTGGACGGAGGGCGCACGAATATCTCCTCGAATGGATTGCTGAAAATCGTTCTGGGTTTGTGGTAGATGATGATCTGGACGGAGTGAGGAACCGGACTATATTCGGATGCGTTGAGACGGATAAAGAGACAGGACACGCGAAAACGGTCTGGATCATTGGAAAAAGTTTCAATCAGGCGTTGATTGATGGAGGATTTTCTCCTGATAGCTATTTATCATGGGCGCAAGGGGAAAACCTCATACAAACGGCAGGAAGTCAGAAAAAGATTGTGAAACGGATACCGGGAACGGGTGTTACTGCTCGGTGTGTGTGCGTTGTATTGGACGCGACAAAAGAATCCCAAGAAAAGTGGGGAAACATTGTCCAAGATGTGGATTTGCCTTGGTGAACGACAAAAGCGGCACAAAAAGTGCCGTTTTTTTGCGTTTTATATGGCTGTTTTTTGGCAAATCAATTTCTTGCCGTTTATCTTTCGTTTTCTGGCCTGTCGTTTTTCGGATGAGTATTTGTTCATCTAACGTTCTATCTCAGATCTTGCCGTCTCAGCGTGGTAAAAATCTTTAACATTCTCGACAATGTATAAAGCGGTAAGAAATAGCAACAAAATTCACATAAAAATTTTTCAAAAAGCTGTTGACATATTTACCAATATACTGTACTATAGCATTGTCGGCTGGAGGTAGTAAGGACGGACGGAAGGAACGGAGGAACGGACAATGAAGCTTGAGAATGGATATGGACTGCTGGTGAACAAGGGGACACGGTACATGGTAAAAGCAATATTCCGTGGAGAAGTTGATATTGTGTTTGAAGGAATCAACCGCAACGAGTGCATCCAGTATTGCCACAGCTACGGGATGAAAGCGATGAACGAGGAAGCTTACAATGCAAGAGTCAATCCTTGGTTCGTCAAGAAAAACGCAAAGCACCCCTTCAACCCGGACGAGTGGAAAGTGGGGATTGTAGGTTAAGAAAAAAACGCCGAGCGGGAGCGGCAAAAGTCTCCCGCAGAGTATGAGAACGGAGGGAATGAAAATGACGCTTGAACAGTTAAAAGACAAGCTGAACACCTTGGAGGAAGTGCTTTGCTCAAAGCGGTGGACGCCGAAAGCCACACGGGAATGGTTGAATATGATTGACGATGTGAAACGGCAGATTAAAGAAATGGAGGGGTTGAACGATGACAACGGCTGAACTGGTGCGGATGCATATCCAGATTGAACGGGAAAACAAGCGCAAGCTGGAAGAATGGAAACGGAGGAACGGAAAATGATTACAACGGAATTTTTTAAGACATTGAAAGCGGCTGAAGAGTTTAAGCCAATTTGCAATGCGAAAGACATTTTCAGTCTTGACAAGCGCGGAACGGTTAAAGAGTTTAAATCGTGGTTGAATGACGCGATTGCTTCAGATCGAAAAGGGATCAATGGTGTTCGGGCTGTTGTGGTAATGTATCGGTAACAATGTGCTGACCTATCGGCAGGACGGGGAGAAAGGAAAAATTTAAATGATTAGCCCTATTTTCTGGATTGCTTCGGGAGAATATGCCTTCCAGCGCGTTGGTTCGGTGTTTCGGGTGTATGATCGGAACGGGGAATTTTTGACGGAGTTCGACAATTTTTTCTCAATGTGTGATTGGATCACGGACAATGAACACGGAAAGCACGAAAAAGGAAAGGCGGTGAAGAGGAAATGATTGACGTGGAGAAGGTTATCAAAGACCTTGAATTTTGTGTTAATGGTCATTACAAGGTGGAATTATCATTGGCAACAAAAATTCTTGTCCTGCTGAAAGAGCAGGAACCTATTGTTCCGGGACTTGAGCAGGACGCAAACGGCATTTATTCAACCTGTGGGAATTGCAAGACAAGGCTCTGGAAACTGTTTGGGGTTGAATTTGAGGTCAATCCAGATGCGATGCCAAAGTTTTGCCCACAGTGCGGGAGGGCGGTGAAGTGGAATGAATGAACTTGTTGCGGTATTGGAAGATATTAGACTTATCATGTCCTTGATATTTATTTGTCTTGTATTGATGCTTATTTTTAAGAAAATGGGGTAATGACATAAACAATGAATGTCGGTGGAGTTGGAATGATTAATGTTGAAAGGAATGTAAAAGAATGAGCATGGAAAAATACACGCCGGAACAGTTTGCCCGGAGTTTATATCTTCGTGGTTATATGGGAAGGAAAAAGGCGGCAGAATATGTCTCTGATCATCCAAAGGAAGTTTATTTAGAGTCGGATTTTGAAAAGGTTTATGATGATATAAACCGGGAGCCAATGAGAAGTAAGCCGATAAAGGGGTTGAGTACAAACGGAAAAAATTTATTTGCAC